AATTAAAAGCATTGAAACAAGGAGCAAAGCCATTGATTAAAAGAATAAGGGCAAATGCACCGAAACACACTAAAGTATTAAGTAAGTCAGTTGGAGCGGTTGCAGATAAAAATAAAAACGGTGCAGCTATTTGGGTTGCGGTGAGAATAGGTAGAGTGAAAGCGGTAGATATACCAGGATTGACACAAGAAGAAATAAAACGTAAAAAAGGGGGTTGGTATGGGTGGTTCGTACATGAAGGGACAAAAGGTTTTGGAAAGCGAACAAGATCAAAAGGTGAAACAGTAGGATATTCAAGAAAAGGAGGAGGAATTGAGGCTACTAAGTTCTTTGAAAAGGCCTGGGATTTATTAAAAGATGTTGTACTTGTTGAAATAAAGGAATCATTAGCACTTGAAACAACTAAATTTTTAAAAGCTAACGTGCCAAGATTATACAGATGATAATTGATGCTATACATACACTGCTTAATAATGTTGATGCTGACAACTATCCAAATGAAGCACCACAAAATCAAGATGTGCCTTATACTGTTTTTAGGTTCGCCGGTTTAGATCCATCGAATACTAAAACGGATGCTTCAACAATAGATTTTCATACCCTTATAATTGATATATATGCTTCAACACCGAGGGGAGCAGAAACACTTGCAGCAAGTATAAGAGCTGCATTAGATTATTATTCGGGAACCGTAGGCGGTGATATAATTACAAGTATAATATTTGAAGATCAAGCCGGAGATGTAGATTTTTCTTCTGACTTTCATAATGTCAGACAAACATATAGAGTGAGATTATCAACTTAAAAAAATATATTATGCCACAAGAAGTAATATTATTAGCCGATGTACACCCAAATGAAAAAAACAAGAACAAAGTTTGGTCAAAAGGGTCACATCATAAACTGACTAACAGGCTTGCAGATAAATTGATTGGTGAAGGTAAGGCAGAAGTCTATAAGCCAGGGAAAAGAAATAAAAAAGTAGAAAAACCATTTAAAGATCAGAAATAATGGCAGCAACAAATGATGTATTAGAAGGTGGGGTCATTACCCTATATATTGATGATTCAGCAGTAGCCTATGCGGTTAGTGATGATATTAATATAACTCATACGCCCAGGGAATTGAGAAATAAAACCGATGGCAGATGGCCACGAAGAAAACAAGGCACTTACGATGCAAACGGAACGTGCAATGTGCTTTATGCACTTCTTGATGACCAAGGTCAGGCTATTGTTAATATTCAAGATGTTGTTACGGATTTATTAGCCGGAACAGAAGTAACTTTAAGAGTTACCAATGATAATGCCGGAGATTATGAATATACAGGTGCAGCCCAATGGACAGGAGTTAGTAATAACTTCGGAATGTACGGCGAAAATGCAGAAGGAAGCTTTACATGGGCAGCAGCCGATTCATGGACGCAATCTGTAATAACATAGTATATGAATACAGACACCATTAAAATTCAGGGTAAAAACTACCCTATAAAATTTGGTAATGGGTGCATAAAAAGGTTTTGCTTAAACCATGAACCACCTATTGAAGAACTCAATGAATTTTATAGTCTGTTTTCTAAAATAGACTTTAAAAAGCTTACCCTGAAAACCTTTGATGAAGTTGCATTATTGATACATTCAGCAATTAAATCAGGTTGCGGATTATCAGGACAGGAATGTACAATATCGTTTGATGAATTATATGAATCATTAGGTGATGATTTAGATATAATGCCTAACGCTATGAAGATATTTAACCGTTCATATCAAAATCAGGCAGAAGGGGAAGGCACAAAAAAAAAGACAGTACAACCGAAGAAGTAAAAGTAACTTTTGATTTAATTGATAGTATTGTTTTAGGGGATTTAGGACTAGGGTTATTTGAACTTGAATATTTAACGCACCGTGAAATACTTAATGCCTATGATGCGATAATAAAACAGAGGGATTCGATTTATAAAGGACAGTGGGAAAGAGTAAGGTGGGAAATATTTCACTTATTAAATATTTCTGGAAGGTCATTAAAGCAGCCATATAAAAAAGTAACGGATTTAACTAAATTCAAGTGGGAAGAAAAAGAGTTTAAGCAAGGTGGAAAAATGACAATACAGCAACAAATGGAATTCCAGAAGAAGATAAAGAGAAAATTGTAATGCCAATTGTAAGAGATATATTAGCAGCTTTGAGTATTCGTATGACTACGGATGCTTCTCAGTTTAATGAAGGCATACAAAGAAGTACTAAAGGTATGCAGAATATGGCTGCTATTGGTAAAAAATTAGGTACTGCTTTAGCTGGCATATTTTCAATTGCTACAGTCTATGCAATAGGAAGAATGGCTAAAGAAGCAGCAGAGTTTGCGGATAAAATAGATAAAACTGCAATACGTACGGGATTAGCTAGGGAGAATTTACAGGAGTTGGCATTCGTTGCGGATCAAGCAGGTGTAAGTTATGAAACAATAGAGCAAGCAATAACAAGGCTTACCAGAGCAATGGGAGATGCAGAAAATGGAAGTGTACGACAAGAAAGAGCCTTCAAACGATTAGGAATACAGATTAGGGACGCAGAGGGAAATATGAGACAGATGACAGAAATTTTCCCCGAAGTTATCGGAAAATTAAACGGAATACATAACGAAACTGAAAGAAATGCTTTAGCAATGGAATTTTTTGGTAGAGGGGCGTTAAATTTAGTTCCTTTACTTGCTCAGTTGGGAGATGAAGGAATAAAAGAGCTATCAGAAAAGGCACACGAATTAAACTTAATTATATCTAATGAAGGGATTGCATCGCTTGTAGAGTACAAGGATAAAATGAGCCAACTAAAAATGCAATTTCAAACTATGAGCCGTGTTGTAATGGTTGAATTTGCAGATATTATGACGCAAAACGTCATTCCAGCTTTACAAGATGCAACCAAAGGCGTGAGCAATTTTGGAGAAATACGAAAAGCAATTACCAATGAGATAAAAGAAGGTGATGGCTATATGAAAAAAGGTTTTGATTTTATAAAAGATTTATTTCCTTCTTATTGGTATGCTCAGTACGGTAAAAAAGCAATTGATTTTTTAGGAGAAAAAGCAAAAAAACATAATGAAGATGCAGAAGCTACAAAAGATGATGCAGAAGCTACCGAAGAACTTGAAGAAGAAATAATAAAAATAACTCCCTGGCTAGAAAAATTAAATCAGGATCTTAAAGACCAGAAAGATTTAAAAGCTGCAATATTACCCTATGATTATAAAAGATTAGCAATAGTTAATGATCGAATTAAAGCCTTGCAAGAAGAAATAAAGGCACTTAATGAATTGAGTAAAAAAGATCTTGAAAGGGTAAATATAGAGCCTATTAGCCCTATGATGCCAACACCGAAAACTCCGACAGAAGATATTACAAAAACAAAATTTAACAGAGTACTGCAGGCTCAAAGAGAATGGCTAGAGGAAACAGAGGCAAACTTCGCAAAATATCAAGATTATCTATATAAAATAGAGCAAAGAACAGCAGCTTTTAATATGGCAATAAGTGATAGCTTCGCTGAAATTGCAACAAATATGGCTGCTTCATTTGGTGAAATGCTTGTAACAGGTGAAGGGATGAATTGGGATAAGGCACTATTGACACCCCTTGCAAATATACTTATGAAATTAGGTACTATGTTAATAGCTATAGGTACAGGAATAGAGACTTTTAAAACTTCCCTGGAATCATTGCAAGGAATACCGGCCCTGGTTGCCGGTGGTATCTTAGTAACTATGGCAGCAGGAATAAAAGCAGGGATTAAAAACCTTGCAAACGGTGGAGGTGGAAATATCAGTATTCCCGTAGCAACACAAACAAACGCAGATACGACAAACAGGATTAACCGAAATTATGGTGATCGTATGAATTTAAATATTACTGTAAATGGTGAAATTTCAGGCGACAATCTGAAATTAATATTAGACAGGGCGACAGTACGACAAAATCAAGTAAGATAATGGCCTATAACAATAAATATTTTATCAATTGTAAATCCTCTTTTTGGAATAGGGACGTAATAACTTATATTCAGGAACGGGATCTTGCAGGTGGTCAGGGTGTTTATTGTGATGCTCCTTATGTAGATCCGTATATTCTTAAATTAAAAGCTTCTGATGAATTAGTAGAAAATCCAATTGTTGCCGGTGAATTTATAACTAAAGCTGATTCAGATACAGATGGTAAATATCAAACATTATTTACAGAGGATGGGCGAAAATATAAGATGTTTATTTACTGGAAAGATGGCACTTATTGGTATGGGTGGATAGTACCGGATATGTATAGTGAAATACATAAGCCAG